TGCCATAGGTCTGTTTAGAAAACCGCCTTTATCAGACCCAGCTAATTGATTTACAATATTTCTTGTTGCCTCTTCTTCTACAGCAGCCGCAGGAAAAAACTTCTGCGCTCCTGCCCCGCCTAAACCAGATAACAAAGCATATCTTAATGCGTCTTTAGGCTTTTCGCCTGTTGCAACAGAACCTAAACCAGAAGCAATAGCACCACCTACAGGGCCTAAATAAGCCCCCGCAGCTATTGGAATTACCGCTTTTACTAAATCACCTAAATTCATGTCACTACCTTAATAGTTCCGTTATCATTATACAATGCCCCTGTTTCAAGTCCAGAAGGAGATATAGGTAAGTCAGTGAGAGTTATTTTAGTACCTCTTAACTCACCTGGGTTATTTATTTGTACCACAAGTTGAGACAAACTGCGAACCATATCATCAAAATATACCCTGTCATACTGTTCAGGAGGCACAGAAAACTGTGGTGGTACTAATTCTCTACTCATCTTCTACCATCTGTCTTAACATCTACACGATTTGAGCCAAGTCTCCAAGCAACGCCAGAACCGCTACTTTGAACTTTAATACCAAAGGATCTACCTCTAACACGAGAATGCTTTTGTTCAGTGGTGCTACTAACAGTAAAAGCATCGTTTGTTGTAAACCCTGTTCCAGGGAACCTCTGACCCTTTAACGTATAAGTAGCTTCTTTTGTTGCACCTGTGCTGGAACTTGAAAAATCAATGTCAGGAATAAATCTACGGATTAAAGCAAACTGTTCTCCATCTGCTATGTCTATAGGGCTGGAGTCAATGAACGCGGTCAAGGCTAAGTCGTCTGCGTTGTTACCAACTTCATGGCTGTATAATTGACTAGCGGCAACAGAATCAGTAGCACTTGTGGCTCCAAAAGGATATTCATATATACCTCTGTCTAACCAAGCAGACCTAGCTAAGTTGCCATAGTACCAAACTTTTTCTTCGTAATTATAAATTACATACCTATCATTTTCTCCCGTTCCCCCAGACTCGGAAGGGTAGTACCAAACAACCTCCCCGTAAGCGGTATTTAAACCAGCTATTACTTTTTCACTGTTGTTAGTATCAAAATCTTCAAATACATAATCTTTTACAGTGCAAGGTATAGGTTGAACACGTCCATCATATAAGTAAAACCTATCCACACCCATCCAGAAAACTGTATCATTGTTTGCTATAGCTGCGTTAGAGTTTCTGATTGTAACATTCCCCGATATTTGAGAAATTCCAAAAGTAAAAGGTGCACCAATAAATTGCAAAGAATGCACACTTGTATCTGTTATGACTATAATTTCTCGCCTTGTTTCAACAGCGGCAATAATTTCAGAGCCTGACCCAACTCTTAAATCTCCAGCAGTGTTTGTTGCAGTAGGTGTCCAATCAAAAGGGTCTTCTTGGCTACTAAAACGAATTAAAAGAGGATCTAGCTCAGTGCCTCCGAAAGGGGTTGTCCCGAAAGTTATTACATGTCTGTCTCTATCGGAAACTAAAACATTTTTGCTAATAGTGGGTGCGTTAGAATCTCTTTGAGTTATGGGAAAAGCTCTAGAGCTAAAGCCTTGGGTTTTGTCCCAATAATATAATAAACCGTTTTGAGGAAGTATTATTAAGTCTTCTCCAAAATTATCTTGTTTCCACATGCGTAAAGCTTCATCTAGTGTAATAGCATCACTAGCTGCCAGACCCCAACCTCCTGCGCCCCAAGAGTCAGCCCCCCAACCCGTTCCTAATAATTGAGAAACACTTCCTTTATTAAGTAAGTAATCTGCATCGCAAGCTCCAGCGTTTGTTAAATCAAACCCAGCGTTTGAAGAAAGTGTAACTGTGTAAGTGCTTCCAGTTATAACAGTCATCTCAAACTCTCCTGTTAAGAGAGCTATTAAACTATCGTAAGTTGATCCTGCGCCAAAAGTTATATTTGAAAAAATAACAAAGCTGCCTGTTACCGCCCCATGATTTGAATGATTAACTGTAACCGTAGGACTTGTAGAAGTTGTGGTAAAAGTAATTAAAGACACGTTTAATCCCCTACTGGAACATTTACGTCAGATGCAACAACTGTAACACTTCCAAGACCCGTTGTCCCTACTAATGGTGTTTGAATTGGTTCTGTTAATATAGTTACTGTGCCGACAGAGGCCGTTGCTGATACAGTTGTTGTCGCGACTTCTATAGGATTAATTACTGTTACCGTGCCTACAGAGGTTTCACCCTCAACACCAGATACATCAAATGGTCGCCTCACCGTTAATCTAACAGGGGTTATATCATTAAAATCACCGCCTGATTCAATGTAATATTTTACATTTGTACCAACAGCTAGATATCTATCACTTGCTAAAGTGACCCAAGCATGTAAAGTTCTTGGTGTTCCAAGATATGTACTAGAGGTATATTTATTCCAACCCCCTATTTTTTCTGGGAAGCCAAACCTAAATCTGATTTTGTCGCCATCAACCCAACCCCCTTCGTTAGAATAAGAAGTTATCTCTTTATTTATTCCTGGTCTAAACTGTAACTTTGTAAGAGGCATTTACTACTCTTCTAATAATAAGTTATTACTGGTAGCAATTAATTTTAGATGTTTCTCGTTAGACTTAACCATTTCTTTTCTAAACGACTCTACGGCTGCCCCTGTTTGCCTAGATTGTTGTGCATTTTCAATTAATAGTTTAGGTACCCAAGCCATACTACAGCCCCAATCATCTAACTCTTCCCCCGTGTTTGGGTCGGTTCCTCTAACGTGCATGAACCATGCACAATCAAACTTCTTGCATGGCTCAAAATTATTTAGTGGACAATTATCTTTTATTTCTATTTTCATTATTCACCATTTGCATCATCAGCGGCTTGCCATGTTGTATCCACATTTAACCACCAGCTTAATCCACTCACAGCAACATTTTCTTGATTGCCTGTTACTTTTTCTAAAACTTTGTCCCCTGTTTCAATTTCACAAGTCACGCCATCATAAGACTGTACAGCCAATACATCTGATGGCAACCAGCTTAAATCTAAGTCGTGATAAAATGTACCGTCTTTTCCAATAGCATTATCCAATGCCACTATTGTCCATCTTGCCATTTAAGTCTCCTTTTTAATTTTTTGTAGCAAAAATAACATCAACATAATTAACATCAATGGATGTGTTTGCTGAAGATAGTGATGTAGCTAAATTTCCTAAACCTGGCGCACCAGAAACCGTTCCAGCCAAGTTCCCTGTTGTGTGGTTGTGAGAACCACCGCCTCCAGTAGAACTTGTTGGTAATGAGTTAACGTCTTGATTTACAGAGCCTGACACTCTTTGAGCAGTCCCAACCTGTTGTATGGTACTGTTATTTGTTGCTATTCCAAATCTGTGCGTGTGTGCGGCAATCTGAGATGTTGTAAGAGTGGTAGACCCAATATCCCCACTAAGTGCAACAGCTAAATTTCCAGCCGCAAGATTACCAGTGAAGTTTACTGTACCCCCTAAAGGTGGTGTTCCAAAAGCTGTACTAAAAGCTACGGAACCTCCTGTGCCTGCTGAACCAGAAACAACTCTTAATGCTTTGTCGTTATGAGTTGTATCTTTTGTCCAGCCCGTTGGAGCCGAAGTTTGTCTAAATAATTGAACCGTGCCAGGAGGAAAAGAATCCGTAATATCACTTGTTAATGCAACCGTGCCAGTAGTTGAAGGTAATGTCAAAGTAACATCTGCGGTGCTTGCGGGCCCAATTAAAGTTGCCGTATTAGCCCCGTTGTCCGTATCCTCTTGAAATATAATCTTTCCAGCAGAAGCAGAAGTTCCTTGCAAGATAGGAGCGTTTAATTCTATAGAGGCCGTTACATCTACAACAGCGGCTCCGCTTCCTGCGCCATTACAATATATTATTTTTTTTGAACCGTTATTTATTGTTACATTTCCACCACTTCCTTGAGTAAAAATGGCAGTTTCCCCAGAGCTATTGTGAACAACAAAAAACTTAGCCGCATCATTAGGACTTACTGTAATTGTATTTGTTCCTGATGGACTGCCGCTTAAAATTAATACTCTGTAACCACCGTCTGATAAAGCACCATCACTTGTAGTTAATGTATGTGTTGTACCAGATAACGTAATTGTTCCTACACCGTTTAAAGCGCGGTCAATAATATCAAAATTAGTATTTGCTGTAGCACCCCATGTGCCAGACTGTTCTCCTGTGGCTGGCTTTTCGATACCTGTGTTTGATGTAAAACTACTTGCCATTATGCGGCTTCCTCTATCCAGTTAGGAGATTGAGATGGTTCAATTTCTCCCCATGAAGGAGATTGAGATACGCCAATACCAGACCAACTTGGATCTTGGTCAGGTACAATGCGACCCCACACGATTACAATACCAATATTTCCGCTTCCTGACAATCCTATAACGGAAACATTAGCGTTACCTGAAATAATAGCGTCATTAACATCCCCCGTTGCGCTAACCCCTGTAACAGAGACAACAAGAACAAGTTCTACTGTTACATCACCAATGCTGCCTGTACCCTCAACTCCTTCAGGTGATGCGATTACCCCTATAGATACTGTAGGAGAGCCAGTCTCTCCGTCAGCCTCTACGCCATCAGGTGATGCGATTGCGCTACCTGTAGCGGTAACATCGTTAATATCGCCAGTGGCTTCTACCCCTGTTACAGCGACATCCTGCCCAATTGTTACTGTAACTGTTCCAGTTTCCCCTGCACCCTCAACTCCTGTAGGGAATATATTAGCAGTACCAACAACAGACTCTTCACCAAGGCCACCAGTTGTAGCAATTCCAGAAACTCCTGCTACAGCACCCCCAGTAACTACAGAGCCTACCCCTAATTCACCTGTTGCGCTAACTCCAGAAGCAATGACGTTAGCACTTGCTCTTGGCACGACGTTGCCAATAAATCCATTGTCTCCTATTCCCGTAACAGGAACTACTAAGACTAGCTCTACAGTAACATTACCTAATGCAGCTGTTCCACCTACACCTGTCAGAGATACGTTAGCATCTGCTGATACAGCTTCATTACCAGTTTCGCCTGTGGCGGATGTACTGGTAGGAACAACAACTGAAGTTCCTGTTACATTTTCTACAGAATTTACGGAAGCAGTTGCATCTAACCCTACTGGAGAAGCAGAAGCTCCTGCGGCTGGAATTACATCGCCAACAGAAGTTGCTCCTTCAACGCTAGGTAATGTTAGGTTTCCAGTTCCTGTTAGCGTTAATTCACCAGTACCGCCAGTAGCAGATACACCAGATACTTCAAACGTAATATCTGCGGATTGAACACCTAGACCAGCAAAGACCTCTTCAGAAAAGGCAACATTTGAAAACATTTTTTACCTTTCCAAAAAAAGTTAGCCAACCATGTAATACCAACCAGTAGCAATATATTTAGTGCAACTATAAACTGGATTTCCTCTATGTGTATGTGTCCAAAAAGCAGGGAACAATGATAATCTTGCTTTTTTAGGTTGAACTTTTACTCCATACTCTAAAAACTCTGTCTCCCCCTCACCTTCTGGAACATCATTTAAATACAAAGTCCAAGTAAGGTTTCTACTTTCTGTAGCATCTCCTAATCCATGTTCACAGTGCCATATGTGAAAACCTCCTTTAGGAGGCGTTTTTTGCACCTTCATTGATTGAGATGCAGAGTTTTGCATACTAAAACCTGGATGCATATCTAAATATTTAGGAACATACTGCCTAAGTATGTCATGCATTTCTATATTAAGTGGGTCTTGTAACGCTGTAAAATTAAAGGAAAAATCTTTTCGGTTATCTAAACCGTTAGTTTCTCTTCCATCCATATAATGATGATGTGTTTCTGAGTTATCCTTACCAGATATATAATACTCTAATCTATCAATTACTCTGTCGCAGAAATCATGATGTTCTGTTTCAAAATTTTCTATAAAATCAGGTGTTTTCATTTTTGCCCCTTAGTCTTTTGCAGCTAAAATTACGTCCACATACTGAACATTAATAGATGTAGTAGCAGAAGACAATGAACCAGCTAAATTACCTGTAGTGTGGTTGTGAGAGCCACCGCTGCCTGTACTGCTAGAAGG